TCCGTGGTGTGGGTGTGTGGCTTGTGATCAATCGTAGCGCCAATCTAGCACGTTGGCAACCGCCAAGTACTTTGATCGTGCGCCACGCTCAACCAGAGCAAAGTAGCGTGGTGGAATGCGCTTGCCGTGGCGGGACCGTTGAACGTACAACCATCCCTCCTCCTCAAGGCGGGCCAACACTGACTTCGTTCCCCAGCTGTGGTGACTCTTGAGCGTAGCAGCGTTGATTTCAAATAGGCGTGAGCCCGGATGCTTGCGGATGTAGCCTAGCAGAGCCTGATCGGCCAGCTTAAGCGAAGCCCGCGACAGAATGCGGATCATGGCGGTGGTGTGGTGTGAACCTAAGGCAATGGTAGAGCACAGAGCCCTGGTTTGGCAACCCCCAACCGATAACCGGTGAGAGTCTGGCGGATGCTGGGTTGGCTTGCCTTCGCGGCAGCTCCTCTCGATCCGTTGACACCATCATGGGGCCTAGGTGGCCGATCCGTCAACCCTTTTTACGATAAGTCTTGCTTATGTCAATGATAAGCTTACCTTATCGCGCACAGATTTTATAAATAGAGCATGCGTGTATGCGTGTGCAAGCATAAACGCGCCCGCGTTACATGTATCCCCCCCGCGCCCGCCTGTGGTGCCCCCTTGCGTACCTGCCACACGCACAATGACGCGAGATGGCCAGATCCCTTGCGGCGCAACGGGTTAGGCGTGGCCAGCCGGGGGTTGGACATGGACACGAGGCCAGACACCCCCTATGGGGGGACCGCAGCCGGCGCATGGAGCGTAAGGACTTCACAAATTTCTGCCAAATTTTCAGACCAGTGTGTAAGCGCCAGGAGTGGCCCTCTGAGGAGCCTTAGGTGTCCTCACACCTGAGGGGAGTCAGAGGGGGCTTCCTGAGCCTTCCAGGGGGCAGTAAGACGCATCTCGTCAAAGAAGCCACTGCCGGATTCGGAATACACCGGAGGAGTCACCCCAGACGGAGGCAGATACGGTTCCACCTCCTTGATGGCATCATTTACGGTCTGGACAACCTTTTTATTGATCCACCACTCCTCCACGGCAACAAGCAACCCAAGCAATAAATGACGAGCCCAAAGCGGCCACCCACTACTGAGATTGAAGATGTCTTTAAATTTGGTCGTCTTTAGTGATCCGAGCATCAGCCTTAGGATACGGAGGTACGGGCCTCTTAACAAGTGCGGCGACAGCCTGGATGTAATAGGGACTATTGGTTAGACCACGCTCTTCAAGGCTGGTCTTAATGTTTAACCACTTCTGGTATTCTTCGTAAGTCATGTCCACAGCAATGCCCTGGAGATAATCGGTAGTTGTTCGGAAAAGATGGTACGAGCCTGTTCAGCAATCTGTCGATGCTCCAGCTGGGTACCATTGCTAGAGCGAAGTTCGATGTAATGGATCCAACTACGAACGGTCCCATTCATGTATAAACGCGTTGGTGATGACAGTGGTAGAACCTCTCTGGCACACTCCTTTGCTACGCCCCTGCTAATCATCTCAGTATAGAGATCTTCAGCCTCAGCATAGTGTTGAGCGATACGGCGATAGAACAACTGAGTCTCTTCCGCAGAAAGATCATCTGTGCTGTTCTGGCGATTCTTCGTGTCTTGACGGCGAAGGTGTGGGGAATAGAGCCCACCGAGCCCCTCAAGGGTAGAAGCGTAGCGTTGACTAAACTCTTGAAAGGTAAAGGATCGGTGACGAAGGATCTGTGGACTAATGGCTCTGGTGGTATTGATCTCAAGTACGATGTTGGCCATCTCAAACACGGACCAATGCTGATGGCGGATACAGTAACCAAGAAGCTTCTCCACGGTCTCGTGGTTCTCCTGGTTGCTGGGGTTAGACACCCTGGCACAATAGGCAATGGTCTTTTCTGCATCTGGTGTGATGCTGATGAGCTTTACAGAAGGAATGTTAAGCATTGGTGGTAGTGGTGGTAGTGGTAATAGATAAGGGGGTATATAACTATAGCAGTGGTACTGGTACTAGTAATAGTAATATGGTCGGGTTCGACGGGCATAGCCTTGTACTCTTCTCCGCTCACGCTCCGAAGACTCCTGCGGATGCCTTTTCGGTAAAACCTACCGCTCGGGTCTACGACCCTCACTAACCATAGAGAACTATAGGTGATGACAGCTCCGCGTCAGCCCCATCCTTGCGGATGTGTCTAACTTGGTCTTCATTATCAGTCGCTGTCGCTCCTTCTAATTCAGAAGCCCCGGCCCCCGGTTTGGTGTCGTATTTCCTTCTGCTGTCGGCCCCAAAACAGGGAAGGGAAGGGTAGTCACGTCCTTCAGTCGGTCAATTTTGTGGTGTCTATCTTCTCTTCCTTCCATGCCCCTTTTTGGCCGTCCTTTGGCGTCTGCCAAGAGCGTTTGCAAAAGAGAATTGGTTTAACTGGTGCGTTTAAAGAAGATAGACACTATGGATTAGCGGTCGTGTTTGGGTGGAGGAGGTGAATAAGTTCGGCCTCCTCCGATTACCGCTGTTCCACACCAGAAGGCACCACTCTTCTGGTAATAATGCGTCCCTTCTCTTAAATCCAGGTATAGACAGCGTTTTCAGCAGAACCCATGTCTTCAAAGTTTCGACCCATTACCAGTCGATCGGTGGCTTCCTGTGGGTGGTCGATGAAGGCAGTTAGCATCTGATTCCACTCGGTTCGCTTTTGTTCAATCTGTGCTTCCTTTGCTGAAATGGCAAGGATGTCTTGAAAGTATTTTACACCAAGGGCAAGGGCGTCAACCCTATCGTCGTGCTTTACGGCGCCTTTTTCCCGACACATCCTTGTCAGCTGGTACATTAGCATCCGTGGAAGGCGTTCCTCGGGGGCCATGTCACCGTTAGATGTATAATCCCAGCTAATAAGACGTTGGTCAATGATAAGTCGGTGTTGATTAAGAACCGGTTCAAGGGTGTCGATAATTCGATCTTCCTTTCTTGTCGTAGCCCTAACTTCTTCAAACGATAGACCAACCTTCATCTCCATGGCGTGCTTTTTCATCAGCTCCATGATGGCACCATCACCGAAGTTACTTTCGATGAGGCAGGTGGTAGCCTTGTACTTCTTTGCTCGTGTAAGGATTTCTCTCAGGGTGGTGTCGGAGTACCCGTCTTGGTTGGCAAAGATGTCCCTTACAAAGAGGTACCCGTTAATTTGAGACAGAATGATAGCAACCGTTTCGTCTTTACCACGACCAGAAGGGTCAACGGCAACGATTGTTTCCCCCCAATGGGTAAATTCCGCAGTATTTTTTGGCCTATGCCACCGGTCCCCAGGCAACGCAACAGCGGGTAGATCAAGAAGAGTCTCCTTGTCAGCACCCCACACAAGATCGCTTGGGCCTTTTTCCATATCCAAAGGCAACACGGAAAAGTCGGATAGCTTTAATGGAAACTTTAACGCATCACTTAAACTTGTGTCGAGCATGAACTGAAGCATAAAGTTGCTTCGGCTCATACTTTGCTCACGCTCAAGCAGGTTGATCTCAGAGAAGCGTGTGTCGGTAGGTGTCCACCGTACTGTGTCGTGTCCCTTCTGTTCAATGTCTGCTACGAGCTGCGGGGCAAGGACATCTTCGTAGCCCGTCAGGCTTTGAGGGTAGCGAGCAGGCCACACAAACGGACGGTAGTTCCGTTCTCTCAACGTGCGGTAAATGGTAAACGTTGTTTGCGGCGTTCCTAAAAACACGATGCGGGAATCTGTTTTTGGTGTAAGGACGGACTCACCTTCCGTAACCAGCTGCAACAGCTTCTCTCGCATCAGGTCTGTGGCGGAGTTAGCGGGCACCTCCACGTCATCAAACACGATCAGATCCGCACGGCTACCAGTAATCTGACCGGTAATACCTACGGACTTGACGGAGGGGCTTTGTGCTGGTTTACATCCGGCAACATCAAAGGAAACCCGTGACCACCGTTGCTCGTCGTCCACAGGGCGAAGATGAGCCAACCAATCAAACTCAAGAATACATTTCTGAGTAAAGATAGTAAAGTCATCAGCCCTTTGCTTAGACGCAGATATAACAAGGATCTTCTTATCACGGTCGTTCCATAGCGTCCACAGAACGAAGGCAGCAGCGATCCACGATTTACCGAGTCCTCGAAAGGCTTGGATTTGAAGTCGTTTTGGTCCATTCTGGAGGTACTGAGCAATGGCAAGTTGTGCTCGTGTTGGAGAAGGCAGGTCTAGCGATTTCCAAACAAGAGACAAGAATAACGGAAACGAATCACCAAGTCGCTGTTCTATGGGCGTAGAAGGTGCTTGTTTTGTGGTTCTGGGCATACGATACCTAATGGGGAAGAGAGGAGGCTTACAGAGGCGTATAGCCCCCTCTCATGCGGTTTTACTTCTTACGAGCCTTGCCAGCCTTACTGAGGGCAATAGCAATGGCTTGTTTTTGAGGGCGACCTTCCTTTACCAGCTTGCTGATATTTTTGGAGACGGTCTTCTTTGAACTACCTTTTTTAAGGGGCATAATCAGCTACACTTCCAACGCTTTAGGGCAAGGGCTTTGCGGGTGGGTTTGCCGTTCTTTTCCATCGGTCCTTTGACACCGCTCATGCGGGCACAGAACGATTTCTTGCGGGGGCCACCCTGCGGCTGTGGGGCCTTTAAGTTAGACCCCGTAGCAGCATTATATTTGGCCCTGCCCTTGGCGGTAAGGCCACCCTTGCGGGACTTTTCCCCACGACCAAGGGACAGGCTGGGCTTTTTCTTGGCGGCCATTACTCGCCCTTAATCTTGGTAGTATACTTTTTACCGCGCCAGGTAAACTGCTTAGCACCAGAAGTACGGGCAGCCTTAAACGCTTGGTCAAAGGTCTTCTTGTTGAAGGAAGCCTGAGTCGTCTTGGGGCTGGGACCCTGCTTGGGCTTATAGTCTCCACGCTTCATAGCGGCAGACAGAGTACCATCAGCAGTATTACGAGCAGTGAGACCTTCAGCAGCAGCAGCAACATAAAGATTGCGGCGAGCAGCACCAGCAACCAAACGAGAAGCTGCCGCTTTGGCAAGTTTGCCAGCCATACGCTGGGACGCCGCACTAGCAGCACGACGGGTTTCAGCCGCTTGACGAGCAGCTTTGCCTTGAGCAGCAGCACGAGCTTGAGCACCAGGAGAAGTTGTACCAGCAGCCTGTTGGCGAAGTTGAGCAGCGCCTTGACGGATGCCAGGAGCCCGCTGCGTCATCAGCCGTTGTGCTTCAACAGGCTTCACCAGGGGACGGCCAGAGGCGGCTTTACGGGCTTGGGCTGCCTTACGCACCAGCTTTTGCATGGTAGGCTTATTGGCATTTACCATCTTAGCAGTGCCACTGGGCTTGGTCACACCACCGCCGCCAGTACCAACGGGCTTAGAACGAGCTTGGGAAACAGTACCAGAGGGACGACCGCTGCCAAGACCACCACGGGTAATCTTGTTGCCCTGCTTTTGAATAGCAGCGTTGGTGGTAGATTGGGGCTTAGAACCCTTAGGGCCGGTTACAATACGACCGGCTTTGTCAGCCTTTTTTTGAAGGCGAGTTTGAGGTTTCTTAGGAGCCATGATAATCAGGCGTTATTGGGACCAGAAGTCGTAGCTACAGTAACGGAGAAACCAGAACCGGTACCACCGATGTTTGCAGCAGCAGCACTCAGCACTTCACCCACATCATAGCCAGAGCCAGCAGCAACAATAGTCACAACAGTCACAGCACCACCCGCAACGGTGATGTTAGCGGTAGCGCCCGTACCAGAACCACCAGTCAGGGCAACACCGGTATAAGAACCAGTGGTATAGAGGGTACCACCAACTAAGGTGTTGACGGTCAGAATCGCGCCTTGAACAACATCCACGCGACGCACACGGCCAGTCTTGTTAGCGTTGTTGGAAGAAGGCACACGATCAGCCTTACGCACGGTAAGGATGGCAGTTTTAGCAGCACCAACGGTAGCATTCAAAGCCACGGTGGTGGTTTTATCAGCAAAGGTAGCACCAATAGTGGTCGTGGTGGTAGTGCCGTTGCTTACATTTTTAGTAGTATGAGACCGGTTCTTCAGTTCGTCCTCACTTTGACGACCAGGGGCGTTAGAAATGGAACCGAAAGCGGAACCACCAGCAGGAAGAGTAGACATTTGGTTTTACCTAAAAAAGTTTATGTTAAGGCTAGGTAGTAGTCCAGGCAAGGACTTTGGAGAAATTTGAATGGTCAAAAGAGTCTTGACCAATCCACCAAGAGAGCCAATGTGAACTACCCTTGGATTGATTACAGGCCCAACAAGCAGGAACCACGTTATTTGTGGTGTCATGACCGCCTTTCATCTTTGGATGGACGTGATCCAACGTCAGATGATCGGAGTCTTGACCACAATAGGCACACCGGTTATCCCAGTGTTCCTTGATGGCCTGTCTCCACATGCGCTTGGCTTCACTGCTTGTCATGGCCTTAAGGAGAAAAAGGTACTCAGAAGGATCTTTGAGAGGCATTGTGCCTGCTGCGGTGGTTTACTTCTTTTTCTTAGGGAACCCAGCCTTCATGTTGGCGTAGGCTTTTGGGGTAATGGTAGACTTTTTCTTGGAACGGGAAGTGCCAGCTGCTTTACGCTTGTTGATGTTGGCGTAAAGACCCGGAGGTTTAGCGTTGCCTTTGTTCATTTCTTTGTGGATTTACCATTGTGACCATTTCTGGCGCGGTTCCGACTAGCACTTTCAAGAACCATGGTCCCCTTTTTGGTATGGGAAAGATCGGGGCCTCCCTTTCCCGCTAAGCCACGCCGCCGTCGTTCGGTCCACCGCTCTTCAGAGGCGTTTTTAACAGCTGGCTTTTTATTTAGTTTGCGTTGGTAAGCCGCCTTTTTAGCAGCAGCCTTTGGATTGGCTGCGTAGTATTTAGCGGATTTGCTTTTCGCCTGGGCCATCTTTGAAATAAACGAAGTTCTCCAAGCGTTCGATGCGTTGATTGCTGAGTCCAACCTGTGTAACGAGTACATCAACAGACTTAGCAATGTTATGAAGGGTCAATAGGTGCCAACCGAACAGTCCTAGAACTGCTGCGGCAATCATATTCCTTACTGCTTCATTATCGGATGACACGCTCAACCTCCTCCAGTTCTAATTCAGGAAGAGTTGCAAACAGCTCAGCCAAGGGGGAACCGGATACCGGTAACCCCGTTACATTATTTTTGCTGAGCCAGTCGCAGGCCGCACGAATATCTTGAGTTGTTGCTTCTCCGCTTTGAATGCGGAGGATCAGTTCTTTTGTAACAAGGCCGTGAAGCTCGTTAAACTGATCTTCAGTGGCTCTCGTACTCACCTTAATTTACCAACTCTGTAATAAACAAAGTCGTGCTGGCACCAGTGCCTTGAATAGCAGCAATGTTTGCACCAATAGGCACAGCAAGGCTAATACGCTCGCCAGTCTTTAGATAATGAGTGGTGGCAGAGGCAGTTTGAGCACCCACACCGATTTGATAGTGGCAATGAGTACCACCAGTACAAATCAGCGACACAAACCGGCAGGTAGAAGTCAGAGCCAGGTTAGAACTGGTAGCACCCAAAGTAATGGTACGAGCAGTCCCCACCTCAAAAGCGGTGGTGGTATCGCTAGTCAGAAAAGTTCCAGCGGTAGTAGTGCCGCCAGTAGTAAGAGAAGCCATCAGTCGTGGTCCTTCATAAGTTTAATAAGTTTTTGTGGGTAGATTGGATCAGTAGCATACCCCTCACGCTTAAGAAGGTAGGCGCAATCTTCCCGATTGGCAGCACGGTTGACACCTTTATAACCCTTGTAATCCTTGTACCACTGGGTAACCAGATGATTTACGCAGTCAAATGGAGTTGCAAAGTCCATAAACGCAGCCTTTATGGTCACTGGACCGTTGCCGTAGTCTTCCCAGGTGGTCTTAATTGTGCCGGGACCTTTGATGCCAAAGAAGTTGTTCTTACCGCTCAGGGCGGTGCCATGCGCAGACTCAAGTGCCCATTGGGCTGCCACAACTTCAGGAAATTTGGCACCAGCTGCCGCTGCCGCCGCTTCAATACCATCCCAGGTATTAGAAAACGTCTTAGCAGGTGCTGGGGCTGGAGAAATGCGCCACAGTTGGACCCAAGACGCACTATCGTCAGCCAGTTTATTGGAATCCAGCAGTTTTTGCAGTTCAGCAAGCGCCTTATCCTGATTAGGCAGGCCTTTGTAGTATTTAATTACGTCTCGGATCTGAATACTCATTTGATAGAGTCCTTGATGCGCTTGATTTTATCGTCCTCAGAACGAAGAGGACGCAGCAGATCCACTACTTTGAGGAAGATCTGGACAACGCTATTCGATTTGAACTTGCTAATACCGATCAGTTCGGAAGCAAGGAATAGTGCAAAGAAGACAGCTGCCTCGTAGGTCAGCTTAAGTCCAAAAATGGTAATCATGATAAGTTAGCGGCCTTGGCCGCGAGTCTTTTTACGACCGTGGCTAGGAAGGGACCTTGTTCCCTGCCCCTGTCTAGATTTTTTCGGGGGACCGGGAACGAAGGATACCTTATTTAATGCGCCTTTTGGTTTGGCCACAGTTTAACCCTCATAGAGGATGTTCACGGTACCAGCATCAAACGTATCAGTGCCGTTCACAGTGGTGATGCGGACGCGATCTAGAGTGCCGGAGAGCGTGACGGTGCCGCCAATCATGGTGGTGCAAGCAACATTAGACAGGCCAACGACCCCAAAAGCTGCCCAAGCATTTGAGCCGAGAAGACTTAACGACACAGACCCACAGCGCGTGGCAGAAGCGGAGTCATTGCCAGAATAAGTTTGGATAAAGCCGGATGTTGAATTAACTGCTGCAACGCCAGTAGCGTTTACGCTTGACGAACTTGTATAGCCAGTGGTCGTAAAACTTCCAGAACCCAGTTGCACAAGGACGGATGAAGTTCCATTCGTACTCACTCCGTTAAACATCACCGTAATCCGCTTCACCCACGATGGGATGCTGGTGAAATCAATCGACGTGCCACTGGTCGAAGCAACGGATGTGCCCGACTTGATCGTGCCTTGAATTGTGGTGCCGGTGATCGTGGTGCTGCTAAGCGTGGCAATCGTGGCGCTACCGTCAGTCGCCAGTACGATGTTGTTGCTGCCGGAGCTGGGGTTCTTGAGGTTGGTGGTAGATAGCGTGCTCATGATCAGCCCTCGTAAAGGATGTTGATTGTGCCAAGATCGAACGTATTTGTCGTCTCAGAGGCAATACGAACTCGATCCAAAGTGCCTCCTAGATTGATGGCGCCTCCAAATGTCACAACCCTGAGATTACCGCTTACGTACAATGTTCCCGTAGCAACCCATTGATTGCTGCCAAGAGTTGTAAAAAACACATGACCGTAGGCGACTCCGGCCGTCGTCGAAGACCAACCGTTTGCAGTTATTCCGGTTGTTACGTTAGTTGCAGAGCCACCTGTGGTATTGCCGGTGCTTACGGAAACACTGGTGGCGCCTGAGTTATAGCCGCTAGTTACAAATCCAGACGAAGTGCCTAGCTGGAACAAGTATGTATCGGTTCCGCTCAGGCTTACCCCGTTAAACATCACCGTCACCCGCTTCACCCAACTCGGGATCCCGGTAAAGTCGATGCTGGTGCCAATGGTTGATGCCTTGGCGGTCTCTAGCACCATCCGCCCATTGACCCAGCTCAGGTTGCCCGAGCCGTCAGTGCCCAGGATGTTGCCCGCTGAGCCATTACCAGTCGGAAGCACCAGTGTGTTCGACCCAGCCACCGCCGGAGCGTCGATCTCGGTGTAGCCCGATGTGCTGCCGTTTAGTCTGAGTGTCATGGGGTCACCTCCGTGGGATAGGGAAAACGAGCACGGATTTCTTCGCGCTTAGCAAGCCACTCGGCCTGGTCAACCTCACCCGCCTGTGCCTTGAAGAACAGTGGGTCAGATTCGGCTGCGTAGGCGGCAGAGCGGTTGCGTTGAGCGGTTGCCAGCGCCTGCTCTTGGGCGACAACAACTGCTGCTGAGTCAACCACAGTCTGATCAAGAGTTACGGGGTTACCGTCTGCGTCGAAAGCTCCAGCGCCATCGTCGATGGTGACGACCTCTGGGTAAGCCTTACGGATAGCTTCGTGATTGAGTGTCATCCTGCTACCTCCATTGCAACGATGCTCGATGCACCGAGATACACACTTCCGCTGTCAGCATTAGTTCCTGACCGATTGCACCAGAAAACGCTGCCGGACTCGCCACTTCCCTGTACTGAATAAGATTGAGAAGAAGTAGAACCAGGTGAGTGAAGGTAGTTGATTGTCAAGTGAGAGAGATCGTTGCCTGAGGTTCCCGCCCACGTTGCGGAGGTGGCTCGAGTTCTTGTGCTGGAAGCGTCACCAGTAATAGCCGTAATTGCACTGCCATTCACGGCCAATCTGATTCCAAGTCGGTTGCCTGCAGTTCCGTTTGAGCAGTTAACAGAGGCAAGAATCAAAATTTTATTAGAGGTGGAAGAAGGCGTAATAGAAATGCTCAGTCCGGTAATGTCGCCAAAGTCAGAACTACTGCTTGTCCTGCTGAACGTATTAGTTTTGACTGCCTGCACCACCTGCAAAATCGCCCCCGCATAACCCATCTTGGCGCGGGTGATAGCAGAGGCCGCAATGTCATCCGTGGTGATCACGCCATCGGGCAGGCCGCCTGCTGTAATTCCGGTTACGGTTCCGGATCCGTTAATAGTAATAGGCATAATTTACCTCAAACAATAATCCAATTTGAAGTTGAGGGTACAGTAATTGTGACCCCAGTTTGAATGGTTACGGGGCCGCCAGAAACTGCATTTCGATTTTCACTAATAGTGTAATTGTTGCTAACAGTGTTATCATTTTCCATAAATACTCTGTCAGCACCTCCCCCAACAGCTCCACCTCCAATAGTACCCCAAACAGTACCATTGTGGCCTTCAAATTGAGATATGGTTGAGTTAAATCTAACCATACCGGCATTAGCGGTACCAGGACGCTCTCCCGTAGTTCCTGATGGTAAATCAAAATACCCAGTAGAGGTATTATCTACGTTTCCAGAAAAGCTAGCTGAAGTTAAATTTGTCGTTCCGCCAAGCGTTAGATTGTTTGCAAGTTTAGTACTGGTAACAGCACCATCACCAATTTTGCCGGTAACTACTGATTCATCTGCTAGTTTAGAGGTACCAATAGCACCGTCTGGAATATCACCGGCAACGGCATTTCCAACGGCTGCTAATGTTTCTTGAGCAATATAAAGACCTTGAGTAAAGTTATCATTTAGGTCTTGCGCTCTTATGGAAGAACCAGCAAAAAAGGTTGCAATCGTTTCTTCGGAATCGGTTTGCCGATAAATACGAATAGCAACCCCGTTAGCAGGCGCAATTAAAAATTGAATTTGTGTGGCATTCAGAAAAATATATGAAGTTGTCAGCGCACCGTTAAGTTCAACCTTAACATCATCGGTGCTAAAATATTCAAATGTAAATGAATAGATCGTAGTAGATCCATTCCCTGTGTATGTGTTTTGGACGATTGCCATGGTTACTGTTGACCGTAATTGATCAGTTCATTGTAGATCCTGGTGTTTTCCGCTTCGTCAGTCGGACTTAGTTGTTCAGCGGTAAGCGGTTTGGAAAGATCGTATTGACCGCGTTGGATTTGATATTTAGCTTTTCTGATGCCTTGCTCAGCCAGACCCACCTCTTCCACATTGGCTTCCATCTGTTGGAAAGCAAGCTTTCTCTTTTGTTGCCAAATGTCATCAATAGCAGCATAGAAGCGAGGCCATTGTGCTCGATCAGTACCAATATCACCTCTGTTACGGTTTTGCCAATTTTTAAAATCTTCCTTAAACCAGGACTGCTTACGAAGGCTATCCAGTTCCTGACGAAGGCCGTTCTTAGCCATGGCATTGCGAATGAAATACTTCTGCTCTGCTGTCATAGCCCGCCCAGAGGGGGACTTTTCCAGACTATCAGACCAGTTGTATTCAGCAGCCATCAGCATCTTGGCTACAGGATCTTTGTTGTCTGGGTTCACTTCAAAAGGAACCAATGCGTTCCAGGGGCCAAAAGCACTCCAACCATTAGGATTGCGAAGAGGTTCGCCCGTTAAAACGTTAATCATTGGTGGTTGAAGGTTGCGATAACCAGGCAGCGCAGATTGCATCGCCCGATCAAGCTCACTGTTAAATTCCCTCATGTAAGGGTCAAAGGCATTAGCAGCAGCTCGACGAGCGCCAGACAAAGGCAGCATGTTGTTGGTCGTAGATAGCAAGCCTTTAAGAACCGTGTTGCCTTTGATCAATTCACCTGGGTCTGCCAAAACAGCAATGGCTTCCAGACCAGCAAAGTAGCTCTTTTCGGTAAGACCCGCAGCAATAGCAAGAGCCATCTGTCCGGTAAGAGTTTCTAGCCAATCTTCATTTAAACCCATCCGACCAAGCATGGCAATATCAGCCATACCAGCAAGAACATTGTTCAGAGGCTCCAAGGCGTTGTACGAAACCCACTGACCACCAATGTTGATGGAACGGGGTTGAATACCAAGGGCTTTCCAACGAGCACGTTCGCGGGCGTCCACAGGCATGTTACCGGTGGTCAATCCAGCAGCACCAAGCATCAAACCAATGCCAGCACTAATGGCTCCAATAGCTTCCCTGCCCTCGTATTCAGCCACCCGTAGAGCGTCACCAGACTGCTTGACAGCCAGATACTCACCGGCATACTTACCAACAAGAGGGGTAAACTGTGCCTGGTAGCGAATAATGTTTGCAGGGGTACGAAGGAACGGAACCGCAACACGACCAAGAGGGCCAAGAGGGCCAAGGTTTTCCAGGAATTGACTAAGACCATTAACAGCCTTGCCGGGGTCTTCTTGGAAGGTACCAATCTCAGCATACTGTGCAAGTCCTTTTGCTTTGATGCGGCCTGTTTGTGGGTCAATGGATTTGGAGTATTCAGCTATGTATTTCTGAGCCAGTTTATCCACATCAAGAGGATTCTTGGCTTCAGTCATGGCTTGATACATCGACTGCTCAGCAATCCGTTGACGGGCCAGGATGGTACGGAAAGCATCATCAGTGCTCATCAGCAAACGAGTTGGAAAGTCCAACCACTGAACCAATCGGTAGTGGGCCTTCAGGAACCCAACTGCCTTTTCCTCCGTAGGAGTAGCAGCAATCTTTTCAAGCGTCTGAAGCATGGCTTCAGTTTCAGCCCGTTCAATCACCTGACGCGGAGTCCAGGTAGCAGCGGTACCACTTTTGAATGTAGTAACACCAACCTTAAACGCTTCCGCCGAGCTGGTCCAAATGGCGTGGAGGCCGGCCACAGCAGCACGAGTCAGTGCCGGATCACCCTTGCGGGCACCCATAATGGCGATGCTAACAGGGGCTTCGATGAGGCGCACAGACGCACTGAAGTTACGAATGATGGTTTTGGTGCCAGACAGAATGCTGTTATAGAACATTCCCATCTGGTTTTCGCCAAACACCTTCATGGCCGTACCAGCAAAGGTAACGGTCTTAGCGGGGTCACCACCAGCAAGAACCATAGCACGGACCATTGCCCGCATTTCATCCTCAGCCTTAGGATCACCCATGCGCTTCAGGTTCTTAACCTTATCTGCCCACTTCCGTAGGTCACGATTGGTCAGAACATCTTCACCTTCAAATTCACGCAGTGCTTGAGCAGCCTCACCGCCATCCATAGCGGCGCTGATCTTCACCTTAAGGGCGTTCAGACTGCCACCATAGAAGTTGGTACCAAACTTATACACCTCAAGCATACCAACCAGACGGTCAATAAGACGGTCAAAGTTGTTGGCTCCAGTGATTTGATTGGTATCCAAATCCTCGGCAACACGAGCAATGTCGTAGATCTGAGCAGCAAGGTCAGAGATGATTGCCTTAGCAGCAACAAGACCCTCAGCAGATGGGATGTCGGTGCCTTCAAGCGTACCGCCAGCAGTACGAAGCACGGACCCAGCCACATCGGTTGGATCTTGCATTACCTCATCAACAGTCTTAAATGCATCGTTGAAATCTTGATAAACACGAGCTGCGTTACCAACAACTTCATCAACAGTCTTGCCAACTGCTCTGGAGATCTTGCGAACATCCACCTTTTTGCTGGCATTCTTGATAACCTTTTCAACACCCTCATCAAGATTCATGATCTTAAGTTGGGCATCGGTCATCACCTTACCAGCAGAACCGTGAGACACAACACGACCAGGTTGGAATCCAAGATCCTTTTCCGTGCCCTTGAAACCAGTCTCTAGTTGATCTTGCTTTTTAACAACATCATTGATGTCAGCAACTCGGTGTGCGGCTTGTGTTTCCCAGAATTCATAGGGAACATCATCAGCCCCCTCGAAGATGGTATTTTCAAGGTCAGCCTGAGCAAGGCGCACCTGATCCAGTTCTTCGGTCAGAGTCTTAGCAAGGTCATCTTCTGGATCCAGAGCATTGATGCGTTCTTGGAGAGTTTGTTCCCGTGCCATGAGTTGGTTCATTTCCAGCTCTTGAGCATCGGTCCACCGAACACGTTCGGCTTCCTGGGACACAGCATCAGCTTTGGCCAGTTCTTCAGACTTGTCTGCCGTGGCCTTTACGCCAGCAGCAACAGCCTCTTCCTTGCTACCACCATTGTCAATGACTGCTTTAGCTGCCTTTTTGCCAAAAGCAAAAGCAACCACAGCATTACCAACAGCATTTAGGGGACCACCTTCAGCAACCGACTTGATGCGGTTGATCCAAGGGTTATCCTCTTCCTTGGCAGCCAGGGCAAACACAAAGTTATCTTGCCATTCTTCAGGCACCCACGATTGGATCATGGAGCTGAAATTACCATCACGAGGATCGGTAAGGAAGAAGTCTGCGATGGCACCAGGAACAAGGCCTTCGGTGACAAGACGCTTTGCTTGTGCTGCAACTTTAGCACCACCTTTCAATCCAGCAGGAATGGCAGTGGTACCAGCTTTTACCCCAGGCAGGGGAAGACGAGCTGCTTGACGGGTAGCAACAATAAAGCTAAGAATTTTAGCGGACGCTTTACCAACCTCAGTCTTAGGAGTAACCCCAAAATCATAGGCTGCTTTAAGATATGTATCCGGTTCGCGGTTACGATTAACAGTCAGATCAAGAACAGGCTGGGTAGCCACGTTAAGGACACCCTCTGCCACGCTAGACACGCCCTTGAGAAGAACGTTCTTGGCTTCCGTAGCAGCTCCAGCAGCAGCTGCAAAAGGGCTACCTTTATCACGTTGTGCTTGAACCTTACGACCACGTTCCAGGGTCTGTTCAATGTCAGTGCCGAGATAGGCATCAGCAGTACGAGCAATCGAACCAGCCGGATCTGCTATGAAGGTAGCAAGAGGGGCAGCTGGATTCACATACTGAGCGTTGAGCTTGGCTTGCCTTTCGGCTTCCCGCTTTTTTGCTTCCTGATCAGCCTTAGCCTTGGCAGCTTTTTGTTGAGCTTGGCGCTGAGTTTCCTCGCGTTTTCTGGTTTGAGTAAAATCTTCAGGAGCCAGACCTGTGGCCCGTCCGGGTACAATTTCAGCCATTTGTAAGAAATAGGGTCTCCTCCCTCAAGAGGATATGGGTGGTAGTTGGTGTGAAGGACCCCACCCCGCAGAATAGGGTCCTATGTTCACATCCGATTATCGAAGCGATCCGGTTTGAATACGACGTGCGAGTTCACGCCGAAGCCTGTCGAAGTTCTTGTATCGAGTCATCGACTTACTGCCTTTAGGGGCTGGTGCAAAGAAATCAACACTGGCTATGGTTCCATCCGCAGATCGAACATTCCCAGTACCTCCTTGTTTGCCAATAGCCGTACCGGCAGAGATCCTATCTCCAGGTTTGTAATAGACTTGATCGAGGTGGCCATACAACACATCAACTGGATTACCAGTCAATGGATCAATGGATTCCACCACAACATAATTACCATAGCCAGGTTCTTGGCTTACTTCCTTAACACGTCCAGGCAGTACTGCACCAAACTGTTTATCAGCAAACCAAAGATCAAAGCCAGGCTGACCAGCGGAGTTCTCAAAGTTAATTGATTGAACATTACGACTGGTCATATCCACCGACTTTCCCATTTGGGACATACGCTCCTTACGAATGTTACGAAGGAATTCAGTCACCGTCAAGGAAGGACGATTACCAGCAGTGCCTGTATATCGGCTACCACCGGACATATTACGGGCAGCAGCCCATTCGTTTGAAAAGTCTTCAACAGCACCACGCAGATCATTACTCTGACCATTCAGGTAACGAGACAAACGAGTGCGGTTGTTGGCACCACCAAAAAGAACCGCTTCAAACATACGGTCCTGGGTAGCCTTATCAAATTTAGCAGAGTCAGGAATACCGGCAGCTGCTGCTACAACATTAAAGGTAGGCCCAGTGAATTGATACGCCCCAAGAGCATTATAACCTTGTTGATACAGGCGCTTCACCTGACCAACAGTCATGTTGCTGAGATTGGGAACACCACCGGGGGTATCACCTGCCGTACCACGGTTTGCACCATTGTAGGCCTGTCCACCACCTTCTGCTGGAATCAGAGCTGCCTTGAGATCTTCCAGGGCTTTCCCCGCTCCTCCTGGTAACTGTTGCTGGCTACGGGTTGCTCGAATGCGTGCTTGTGCCAATCGAGTAGTAGCTCGAATCCTTTGGGCAGCTGAAGCTCTGGGGTTGGCCAGAATGGCAGCAGCAGAAGGGTCGAGGCGCTGGTTTTCAGCGTACCTTTGTGCAGCAACGTTTTGACTTGTTGGAGTGTAGGAAATACCATACTTTTGTGCTTGTTTAATTAGGGCAGCCTGCGGCGATACATTACCTGATTTGGCAATCGCAACCAGATCAGCAGACGGTTGTCCTCCATTATTCAAGGCATCAATGTTAGCCTGAATTTTATCTTCCGATAGGAGTGTATCACGATCAACCGAAACCACAGGGGGAAGCTTGCTGAGGATCTGTAAGGAAAGATTCTTACCACTAGGTCCACGGCTGTATTTAATAACAGCAGGGAGACCAGTACTTACAGCAGGCATTTGAAGACGACCGTTAATCACTTTTGGTTTAAAACGATCAGTCTTAAGTGCATCAACAGCTTGCTTTTGAATAAAGGTTTGAAGTTGGGCAGAACCAATGGTACCACCAGCGGCTCTCACTTCTTGAAGCTTGGCAAGAGCGGACTCTTGAAGTTCATCCGTTAGTTGAGCCACCAGCGGCAACGTCTCATCCTTAAAGCTTTCAAAGTTACCACCTTCACTATTGATAACAGTTCGGAGTTGGTTGCGAATAATTGCTTCAGTACGAGCACGAAGTCCTTTTACAACTTCTTGAGAATCATCATCTGGAAGACTAGCACCAGCAGCCTGAGCTGTTTCCCTGGTAATGTAGCCATTGTTTTCCAGTACCGCCAGCTCGGAACGACTCTTAATCGAACCGTTAGCAACGGCATCCATGATCCTCTTTTGGTTAAGGGCGTTATAGTTACGACCCTTTTGACGGACACGATTCAGAGCCTCAACAGCTTCTGGATACCGATCCGTAAATTTCATCAGACCTTGCTCAGCAGCATCATAGGCTTGCTGGCTTTGCTGTAGGTTCTCAGTTTCAGCCGAACCATTGAAGATATTTTCAATAGTTCTAATTTCATCCAGAGCAGCCTTCTCTTCTCCTTGAGCAACCTCTTGACCAGCATTAGCAATGCGCTTAGAGGCCTCTAGGAACTCCTCAGGGAAGCGTTGGGCAAAGGTGCCTAGCTCTGGCTTGTCTGGGTTGATGAGCTGCCCTCCAAAGGATTCCAGGAGGTTCTGAGCTTGTTCTGGTTGAGCACCACTGAGACCAGTGATTTGACTGAGGTAACTTTCAGCAACAAGAGCGTTTGCTTTGCTCCAGTCACCGCCTTCGATCACATAAGCCTTTTTAAGGTCTTCGGCCACCATCTGTGGACCCAGGGTTGGATCAATGAGGCCCGTAAACTTTTGACCAATGTTAGCCCTAAGTTCATTGCGTTCGTTGTTTTCACGAACGTTACGGATCTCTTCAACCCTAGAACCCAGCAGCTGTGCCTTGAGGCGGCTGATAGTGGGGGTAACATGCTCAGCAATAACCAAGGGGTTGAGGCCTTCCAGACCTGCCGCCTTGATGTATTGTTGAAGACCAACCTGCCACACAGCTTGAAGTTCCAGTGAGTCCTGGACGGTGCGGGGCGTTACAATCTTAGTGCCGCCTTGGCCATCAGGAATCGGAACCTGAACATCAGATTTAAGGTATTCGCCAAGGATAAAGGCAGCGTTAGATGCGGCAGCCTGTGCCTTACCTACAGCTCTACCCTTGGCTCTCCATCCACTGACTGCTGGGCTTTGATTAACAATAGTCTCACCAAGACCAGGATTGGTAGGGGCAAGGTTATTGGCTTCAGCAATCGTACCAGCAGCAGCGTTATCAAGTACAGCCGCTTGTTGATTGAAGTTAAGAAGAGCGTTAGGGGTGGGGGTCAGATCACCATTGAGGACATCAGCAATGCCAAGGTTATACTCAGCGGTTACAGCTGCTTCTGCTTTATTTTGAAGAGTTGTAAATAAAGTTTTGCTAAATTGGCTGAGATCTTCCAGAGTCCCACGCTGACTTTGGAATTGAACCTGAGCAGCATTATTAGACTGCTCGATTGCCCTCAAAGTTTCCCTAAGAGTATTTTGACTTTGGTCTACCGCTTGAACAGGATTAAACCCAGCAGATACACCAGGACCACGCAGTTCAACCTGAGGCCCAGTAGGAGAATAAATTTGTCCCATTTTTAATTAGCCTTTCGGTTTAGGTGCTGGTTTAGGCTCCGGTTTAGGTTTAGGAGCTTCTGGTCCACCAATACTCTTTAAACTGGCGTAAGAAGAAACTCCTCCCATAATTGAACCACCAATACCTCCAACCAATCCAAGAGCACTAGGACCTGGCGCCCCAATCGGAGCAGTGGGTTGAAGCATCCTGTTGGATTGAGCAACGTTCTGAGCGCTTTGAAGTTCGTTAAAGATGCCCGTGGTGGAGGTAAAGTAATCTTGCTGAGCATAGCCAAGGTTCTGACCAAGAGTAGCCAGGTCTCGACCCATTTGCTTTTCAGGATCCGCCATCAAAAGACCAATCGACTGACCAGTACGACCAGAGGAAAGGATAGTACCTTGTTGGCGAAGACTTTGAATGGAAAGCTGCTGAGCCTTTTCTGCTGCTTGCCGATATTCGGCTTGAAGCTTTTGCTGCTCAGAAACGTATCCACGATTGGCTGCTTCACGATTCAAACGAACCTGTTCAGCATAAGCCTGTTCAGATTGACGATAAGCCTGTTGCTGCGCTTCGTATTGACGCTGAGCAACAGCATTAGCATAATTAGTTTCTTGCTGAGCTTGAGTATATGCTGCAATAGATTGGACAGACCCAGCAACGGCTGATCCAATCGCGGTGACTACAGCTAAAGCTCCGGCTGGGATGCACATGGCATTAGTTTTGCAAATTCAACGTAGGTTAAACGATCAGGACCAACAGTTACATAAGACAGCCGCTTGAATCCAAGAAGATGAAGCAGCTTAAGGTGCATAGTATTTCGTGGGTCTGCTATGTTATAAAGCATATCGAAGCCTTTGATGGAGTTTACCCATTTCTTGGCTTCTGTAAAAAATAACTTTGGATAGGGGCGGACATCGGGTGTTGTTACCATCCAGATGGCTCCGCATTGGGCATCTGTTCTGGATACCCCCGCTACACCACATATCATACCCTTTGGATTCCAAAAGGTTACTGCGGTTTCCGAAGTCAGTACAGAAAGAGGGACGGCCTCAAGTGGAGTACACCCAAGGCCAGTTATTTCCCTATGGTCTTCTGGTTGAAGGTTTTGAGCCACATAAAGTGCATCATGATGCGTGGCTGGGTGGATCAGCGTTTTGCAGATCATACTGCTTTAATGCCTCTGTTGTTGAAAGTTCCTTCCCACGTCACAGAAGTAAACGATGTGGGGAATGGGCTATCAGCCACAAGTTCAACTTCAACCTGATTACCTTTTGCCATAACAGGAATCTTATTTTGAGGGTTTCTCAGCATCGGAATACTGTTGGCAAGATACTGGTTGCTGATGATTTGTGGAAGAGATGCAACATATTCATCACGACCCTGTGCCCGCACCTTAACAAGGAAGGGTCCAGAGTTGTAGCTGTCAACCGACATGCGATTGATCATTGGAACATTCAGGGTATCTTTGCGTCCCTCGGATCCTACCACATAGAAAGCAGGCAGCACAGCATCGGCTTCAAACTTGTAACCAAGAGCATACCGCAGAGTTGTATGGTCACCCTCCAGCTCCACATAATACCTTTGACCAACCGGTTGTGCCAGGTCGGTTTGAAGGGACAGTTCTTGGACAACGCCAGGCTGAAGGTAGCTCAGGCTGACAAGCACCGGCTGTAGGTTGGCATCTTCATACCCATCCTTAAAGCAGAAGCGGGTGGTATCGTTGCCAGCAAAGTAAACCTTGGTGGGGTTGTAATCAAAGAGATCCAACCGCAGGTCAACAAACTCATCGTCAAAAAATACCGCACCACCAGGGGTATCGGTCAGCAGGTTAACCTTGCTAAGAACGTGACCATTGTCTTGGCTTGTGACAATGTAAAGCGTGTCGTGGTTAAACTCATACGCAATTACATTACCAGGTAGCGTCCACTTAAACCAAGAAGACATAATCCGCTCAGTTCCGTTGTTGTAGAAGCGGAAGAGATACAGAGCAGTCGGATCTTGGTTGCTGCTGATGGCAAAGGTAGCAGCAGAGGTGGTAACCTTTAACGACCGTACATCAGAAGGCAGGAACGTCGGTACGTTTCTACTAATCTCAGCAACAGCAGGACGAGTGGCCGAATCAGTCACAGCCATCTCAAACACGCTGGTGGCTGTATCATTCTGCTCCAGAAATACAATACTGGGGCCGATGTCAACAGGAGACACACGAGTGCTTAAGCTGTAACTAGCAAGAAGGTTGATCTCAGCAGTAGCCGCAGAGAATGCTTCAGTAGTAGTTTCGAATATATACTGAGCGTTATCCGCAAACAGAACCAGACCACGAGGCGCAGAGACCGCATGGGTTAGTTTGATTGGATTCAACGAACCGCAGGAAATATCAATCGGATCACTATCCAAGATGGTGATGACTGTTCCAGCAAAGAAGTTAAAATAGTCACCTGCCTGGGATGTTATGACGTTCTCATTGGAGGTGAAGATGATGCGATTTTTAAAGAACGAGATACCATGAATCTTACTGCCAACAAACGAAGGCATTGGATTGGTCTCGGCATCACCCACTTCCCGTGGCTTCCAAAATAGCTTAGCAATGGAATCTACATTGGAGGTCACAGACGCAACCGTATCCACGCGGAAGGTATCGCCTTCAGCATTGGTAACGGTATCCAAAGCAGTGTAACTGCGACCAGCACGGCTAATGCTAACGCCATTGATCACGCCCGTTACGGTGGTGATAATCTGAACCCCAGCCTGCTGGCGAAGGGCCACATTAGGCGCACCAGAAGCTACCGTGTTATACGAACCAAGCACATGATACTGGTTGTTGGCAATGGTAAACACTGCGTCCGTACCAGCAGTTCTAACGATTTGTCCGTTAAAATACCAGTTATATACCTGCGTACCGTTTGTGTAAACGATGCGCTCTACATAGGTAACGGGGCTAGGAACCCAGGCCACGTTTGTGGTGGTGACATTGGTCGTTGTGCTGGTCACCTTAAGGCGCAGGTTGATGCCCGTACCACCATAGACAGGAAAGCTTTGACCAACCGCATACCGACCATTACCCGAAGTAAGGATGGAAACGGTTTGGGGAACACCAGTCACCGTAGCCGTGGCGGGGGTAGCAGTGGCTGACGCCTCATCCAGCTTACGATAAGTAAAGGTACCGTTGGCTTCCCGAATGATAGCGTGAGGCATGGTGGATTCATTGATGGTTTCAATCACACCACCAGCAATGCTTTCTTCCCAGATACCAGTACCCTTAGTACTATTGTCGCTGGTTTGAAAGATCACCCAGTAATCATCACCATCAGAGTTTTCCGATGCTAAGATCTTGATTTTTGCTCCATCTAGAAACTGCCTGGGAAGCTCAGATACAGTATTGACAGTACCTTTATACGCTTGAATAGCAGCACCACTTTGACCACCCTTTGCTTCAAGAGAAAAGTCAGCATTGTTAGCACGACGGATATGAATCGTGTTACCAATAGCTGTAGCTACATAAGCAGGGTTTGCGTTGATAGAGGTAACAAGGTTGCTAACAATATCATCGGCATTAAGCTGCGTGGTAGCGGTAGTAGGGGTAGCGTAGGTAAAGGTATTGGTATCAATGACAACTTTGTACGTCGTAGCATAAGCCACAACACCTACCGTAACAAAACCAAAAGGTGTAATGGTTGCAGTCAGGTCACCGGCATTTTCAGTAACAGTGATCTGCCGATTCAATACAAAGGTATAATCATTAATCTGGAGTACCGCAAGATCAGATGAATCTGTATGTGTTGCGTAGGTAGTAGCAGAAGCAGCAGGGGTGTTTACCGTTTGCTCAATACCACTATCAGCATCCCAGATTCGCAGCACACCAGCATTGGTAAACTGAGCCAGGTACTTCTCCTCATCATCCCTGAAGATGGAGAACCAAGTACCACCATTAGCAGCATTGGACAGTTTACGAATGCCACGAAGGCCAGGCCGTTTAGAAAGCCCGAACGTCGGATCAGGATAGTAGTTAGTACATTCCCGCAGCTGGTTGTTCAGCTTGATCGAATCAGGCTGCTGCGAGACCCCACCAACAAGGTTAGGGATTTTCTGGGAGATCGCAGCCATTATCGTGCAATAGCTCGGAACGGAGTGTAAGAAACGTAGAAGTTCTGCCCACTTTCAACACCAAAGATGTTTACATCAGAGGTGCCAGTATCATAGGCAATACAGTTAGCTCGCAGGTTAGCTTCGTCTTGAGCGTTGAAGGTCACCATTTCCTGGGAACCAAGGGCTCGACCAGCAAACACCCGAGCAGAACGTTGAGTAATATAATCTTTAAAGACCTGAGGAAGATCTTCAAAATCAAAAAGCCAAACAACATCGCATTTTACGGTGCTGTTAGCAGTAAAAGTGTAGGTGTGCCCGATCTTATCGTAAAGTTTCCCGTCCCTCAGCACGGTCTGGTACTTTTGCGTATTCGAATACTTGTTGTCAGAAAGTTGCAGCACATTAACTGGTACAAAGATCTGACCATTAACATCGGCAGTAAAAGGATAGTTGACCTCAGTATTGAAGTGCCAACCTTCGCCTTGAACTTCCCGATTAACGGCATCAAGGATTGACTCCGCCAGGGCGATTTCGGGATTAGAAATATCGAGAGACACCACGGGTGCCTGCCCGATACCAGACAGCATCTGATTAATTGCTTGTAGTTTGGTAGTCATCTGTATCGGACAGAACTTATTAAAGAAAAGGGGGCCAACCTTTAATTGGCCAGCCCCATATTAAAAGTAATCAGGCCACGTTACGGAAAGCACCGGCGCAGGAAACGCGCACAGCACCAGCACCGTAAGCCAGACGGCCCACGATCACGTCACCTTGGTAGATCACCTTGGTGTCAGCACCGGTGGTCTGAACGGAAGGACCGATGGCCTCCACAACGCCAGCAGCATCACGGTGGAAGATCAGGCCGCAGCTGTTGGTGAAGTCGGTAGCGATACCGTAGTTGTTGTTCTCACCGGTCACAGCAGCCGCATCAATGGTGGCACCAGCAGCCGAACCATACTTGCCCAGGAAGGGGATGTTGTTCGACTTGTAGATCTTGATACCAGCGATCTCGTAGAGACCTTCACCGCTGTTCAGGTTGCCCTGGCTGTTGCCGTATTCGCGGTTCAGGATGTTGGTGTCCACCTGGCTGATCAGTGCATAGTACTGACGAGGAGCCAGCACGGCCACACGACCCTCCTTGGGGGCAGCGATCTCGTCCAGGCGGGCAGCAGCTTCGAAGAAACCATCCACCAGGGCTTGAGCATCATACTCCTTGTTGGCACCCAGGTTCACGCGGAAACCACCAGGCTCACCGGTCACAGCGGCAGTCAGGCCAGAGGCACGATCCAGCACACGGAAGATGCGGCGATCGTAGAACTCAGCCAGGCTTTGGCCGATCTGACGGGCGATAGGGCCACGGATGTCATACTGGGCCAGGGTCTCGTTCAGGTCATACACGAACGCAGACGCCACCAGCAGGTCGTCCATGGCGATGGTGGTCTCAGCCACCGGAGGGTTGCCACTACCAAGGATAGCAGAACCGGGGGTGTGATAGCCAGCCGAAATACGACCGGTGTGAATGAATTGAGCTTCCTTGCCGTTACGCAGGGTGCGGTTCTGAACCAGACCCTTGGCAATGGTAGCATTACGGAAGGCCTCATAGACCTCGCCGGTGAAGAGCTTCAGAAACAGAGCCTTCGTATCGCCAGCCTTGTTAGACTGACCAAGTTGAGTAAGAGTTGCAGTCACTTGATTAAAGGAAAAAAGGGTTTACTTGATTCCTAAGTACTTAGAGTTGTATCCGGATTAAGGTATTTAGTTGTTAGATGATACGTCCGTTGTATTGGGTATCCAGCGCACCGGGCCAATACTCCAGTCATGACTGGGTTTTTAACGAGGTTATCCCATCCTCAATAGGCAGGGGGACATTGCAGTCCCCACAATCTACTTAAAGCAGATCGCCACTTGCAGCCAGTTTTTCTTCAACGTCCATGCGATACGCTGGATCATTACGATACCGAGGATCGGAGATGGCGCGTGCCAGTTCGGCCTGCGAACGGAACCCCTTGATGGAGTTCTTCACGGCCTTGCCGGAAACTTGTTTGCCTTCGAATCCCACAGCGTCACGATAGCGTTGATTAAGAGCTTGAACCGCAAAAAAGATTGCGTCCTTGTTGCCACTGTTGACTACATTGTCATAAGCAGCAACTTCAGCAGGAGTCAGGTTTTCAGCGGCCCATGACAGGGTTTCGCTGTAAGCATCCTGACCACCTACCGACTTAACGATGTCCTGGGCCTCGGCATCAGAGAGGGGCCTAGCAGCCACAGGAGAGGCGTTCTTTTGAAGTTCGAGGTAAGCCTCCACCAATTTCTCGGAGGGCAGCTCCTTGAGCTTCTGAACGGTCTCAGGGCTCAGCTGGTTATCGTTGGAGTAGTACTCTTCCGAAGCCTTCAGAATAGTCTGGACTTCTTCCGATTCAACAGCCTCTTCATCAGATTCTTCACTCACGTCCTGGGTGTCATCACCCTCTTCTTGAGTGGTTTCGTCCTTCTGACCAAGCTTCTTCTCAAGTTCTTTGTAGGCCTTTTCAAGATCTTCAGCAGACTTGAACTTGCCAGCATAACGCAGTTCAGACTCGGCATCCTCTCGGGCCTGGTCATACTTGCGTTGTTCACGAGCGTCCTCTTCAGCCTGGAGTTTTTCTCCAACTTCAAGGAGCTGTGCTTCTCGGGTTTGACGAGCCTCGGTTACATCGAGGTCATCAGTGGAATCAAACGTAAGTTCGGGCATTGGTGTTGTGGATCAGTTGTACTCGCCGCGCACGGTGCCGAAGGTGGGTTTAGATACCTTAGGACCATGGCTACCAATCAAAGGCTTGGACGCATTGGCCCGGACCTTTGGCTTGCCAGCATACTTGTTGCGGGTAGACAATTCAATAGAGTCAGGAATTTCGTAATCAGCCGGATTCAGTTCCTCACTGGGGGGATTGAATGTTGGGGACTGAGACGTTTCCTTGTTGGGCGTTTGTCGCGGCATTTCTAAGAGAATCAATAACTTCTGGGTTCTTGGAAGGATCCATCATAGGAGCCTTGGCAAGATCACCCATCTGATTAACAAGAGAACCTTGCATTGCTTGAGCCTGTGCTTTCTGCATTTCAGCAGATTGCTCTTGAGGAGTCTTCACAAGCTTCAAAGTTTCAATGCCTTGGGCAGCGGCAAGCCGCTTGATTGCTTCATCAGGATGGATGTACTTGGCCAGCATGTCAGGACCCAGCGACTGACCAACGGTCTGAAGGAACATCATCAAGGATTCACGATCCTGTCCACGTCCAATACCGTCAAGACCAGCAATCACCGTGGGGAACACAATGCCCTTGGGAAGCTTGGGCAGGTCACCAGAACGCTGAAGCAGGAACAACTTACGCTGAAGATAAGGGCGCAGCAGTTCCGAGGTAAGGTTACCATAGATGCCACCAAGTTGCTCGTTGAGTTCCTGTTGGGTGGCGCGAATTTCTTCCGCAGTGGTCCGCTCGCTTTGACGAACAGACAAAATCAAGAAGGCCTCCGACAGACGTTGAGTCAGGGAAGTGATCATCTGATAGGCGGAAGCAAAGTCTGCTTGCTTGGCTACTTGAACCGCAGTAACATCTTCGGCACGACCTTGGATAATAGCCCCGTTGCCAGCCTTAGCCAACACGGAGGGCTTGATGGTAGCGGAGGGGGACACCAGGAAGACCACCTTAGCAGCGGCTGCGGAGCCCTCTACCATTGCTTGCATCAAACCTTCAAGGGACTTGAGGTCACCAAGAAACTCTTCGATGCGACCACGACCATAGTCTTCACCATCTACCACATTAAAGCGGAGAGGCAACCAGGGCGTAGTATTTTTGGGAGACTTGCCAAGGGATTCTTCAATAATTTCCCCCTCAGCTTCTTGCCTCCAACGCCACTGTCCATCCTTGAGCTTAGCCCAGGTATAAACAGCAACTTCATTTTCTCCGACATTGACATCAACGTCAGGAGTAGTTGTATTGTCACCCGCAGCGTTTACATTGCGAGCTTTGTTGACTTGGAATTTCTCAGGAAGAAACTGTCGATCAATAGATTCAACCGTAATGATCTCGGTTGGTTGACCCTCTCCATCACGGACGACCACAAAGCGGTCAAGAGGATACAACTTCACCCCCTTCGAACCCATGTATACCAGGACATTCCCGGTTACAATCAGATGCTTCATTGCCTGGTGGAGGATAACACGATCCTGTGATTCGGCAATGTTTTGCATCACTACCCGTTCCATTTTGGACAGGCTGATGTCAATTTCAGAACGAATTGTAGCATCTAGATTTGGGTCCGAGGCCAGCTTTCCGTCGTTGATCTGAAGCTTGAAGAAAGTCGTGTTCACGGGGAACAGACTCAGCATCAGCTTCGAGGCCATGACGTTACAGCCTTTGGCGCCTAGAGATTGCCAGGGCGTGGGAAGCTTTTGTCCATTTACCACACCAGTAGGGGTAAGGAGGTAAGGAAGACTAAGAGCAGCACAGTCCCTGGCAGTATCAAGGAAGATCGTCCGGTCACTGGCTAGCTTAGCGTAGCGGGATGCGGCGGACTGATTTTCCATCACTTACCAATATTAAGTTTGACGTTGCCACCAGCACCGCCCTGGGAGGCAGCAGGCGAGGGGGCAGAAGAACCACCCATGGGAATGCTCAAGGCACTAGGACCACGGCTAGCCTGACGCTTAGCAGCACGCTGGCTGGAAGGGCGGGCAATGGTAGCAGCTGCACCACCAGTGGTCACAGGAGCCGGCGGCGGGGGTTGAGGAAGAGGAGTGGGCGCGGGCGCAGCAGGAGCCGGGGGCATCTGCGGAGCTTTTGGAGCAAGGCACATGATTAAAGATCTCGCTTTGATTTAAGATAGCGAATGATTGAAATAGCCCCAGCACGATAGGCTAGGTCTCGTTCGGTGATGGTGTGATCAGGATACACATCAGGATACATATCCTCAAGCTCCTGAATCAAGCGGTCTAGATCAACGTTGCCCCCAACCACGCGAGTCAGGGGCAAGGTCTCTTCTTCTAGAAATGGACTACCCATATTGTGGAAGGTCGGTGTTCGCAGCCTCGAAGAACGCAGGCATTCTGGATCGTTGCGTGTCCTTCAGGCCAGGTGCCTTGCCCCGCTCATAAAGCGAGTCGGACTGGTTCAGCCAGAAGTCTTTGTCCAGGTACTTGTTCTCAGACGAACCAAGGGCATCCATCACCCATCCCACAGTCGCTCGGCGTAGGCGATTGAGGCTCGGTGTGGACTTGAGGCCCAACTCAGAGCAGACCATTGAGTGGACAGCGACGTGGGTCTGTTCGTCCCTTGAGATGTCGGCTGCCGTGGTTCTGATTCCGATGTCTCCGTTAAACCGGAAGAACGGGAGGATGACAAAGAAGACACTGCGTTCGAGGATGGCGGCTTTAAGCAATGGATGTTCGGGGGCATCCAACCATGCTTTAAGGATGTGCTTGGCTTCGGCTTCGGCTTTGCCATTGATGCCATGAGCAGCAACAACATAGTTCAAAGCCTGATCGTGACGCTCTTCATCCTGTTGGTTTGAGAGTAATGCCTCCCGTACACCAGGTGTTTTTGGGAGTTCTTTCTCCAACCCTTGCTGAAGAAATTCACGAACAGGCAGTTCAAGATGGCGAAGACCAAGCGCACGATAAATGGATTCTTCGGAACCATCAACAAGTTTCCCTTGCTGTACGGCTACCGGAGTCCACTTACGCTTGCGGCTAATTACTTGATCATAGGGCGAAAGGGTCGAGTTCATTCTCCGCAAGGAATACAGGGTTCGTTTTCTGGTTTAACTATGGGACAGCCGCAATCAGGATCTACATCCTCTTCAAACCCAAACAAATGCTTGAAGTCATCATCAAGCGCAGCAAGGGCATCATCTTTTGCCTGGGTGTCAGGCATCACTTGAAGAGAATAGTAGAGAGAGGTTTGAGGTGAGTTGAACCATTCAGTCAAGAAAGCCCTGTCGTAGGTGACGACATCGCTCCAGCTGTTGAATGAATAGCCATGGAACAACAGTGTGCTTTGGAACAGACGAACGATGCCGTCTGCGACTGCCTTATAATCTTTCCACCCAACATCAGAAGCTATTTCGATGTTCGGCGGGTAGTCATAAGACTGGACTCCAAATGTCCCACTATCACGGTCGACATGACGAGAGATAGGAGGGGCCAACTCGGGGGCAGTAGTATACCCGTTGAGATCAATGTTGTTATAAGAACAGGAAGCCGTAGGCGCAATAGCAAAGGCTCGGTCCATGTTGGCGGATCGAGCAATTTGAGCTGCGATTTCGATGGCTTTAGAAAGCTCAGATACAAGCAGATAGGCCGGAGTATGCTCCGGTTGATGAGAATGGAACTTGGTTAGGGCGTCTCCAAACTCTTTATAAGTCACACCGTTCTGGCACAAGAAGTTAGCCAGACCAAGAATACCAAGGCCAACCTGACGGTCAGTCTCGGGGGCAAGGTATTCCCCGGTATCACCCACGCCAGTCTTAGCGTGAAGAGCCACCAGGCTACTCATTCCTTCAGTAAACGCAGAAACCAGTTCCGAAATAGAACAAGCTCCGAGATTGATATGCTGAAGAAGGCAGGTACCGCGACTAGGAAGATACACCTCCAGACATACGTTACCGTAGATGCGATTGCCTTCAGCGTCATAACGAATCTTGTTGAGCCAGATGTCACCCTTCTTGATTCCATCAAGCGTAGCTTCAATCAGTTCGGGTGATGCATCCCTAAGGAAGTTTCCATCCACGTTAAGACAACGCTTAACCCAAGCAAGATCAGAACGGGAAGCTTGAATAAACTCAAGGGCATCGGGGCAAGTATAATCGAGGTGACACACCACAGCCCCATTTTTGTATACCCCACCGCGCCTCAGGGTTTCGTTGAGGGCAGAGTAGATCCTGGCAAAAGATACGGGGCCAGACGCTGTAAGTCCCTTTCCGTTTTCTGAGCCACGAGGACGGAGTTTACTAAGATGAACAGCAACGCCAGCTCCATTACGAAGAGCGTGCGAAACAAAGCGCCAGGACGCTTCAATACCTTCAGGACCCTCCATTGTGTCTTCAACGACGAAGACCGTACAACTGACGGGGAGGCGAGATTCGGGGTTATCAATCCAGTTTTGGACACGACCTGTACGGGCAATAGTGTTGGGGGTGTCGCCAAAATCAGCGTAAGCGGTCATCGGTATTAAAGAAGATCTTCGAGGATAGGAGGTTGGTAGTTTGGCCCCTTCAGAACTTTACCATCTTCGCGGCGGAGGGGCTTGCCGTCCACGAGTTTGCTCATGTTTGATTCAAAGACACGGCGCATGGCCACATCTAGATTCCAGCCACGAGCAGCAGCATACTGGTAGCAAACGAACACAAGGTCGGCCAGCTCCTTGAGTTGGTTTTCTTTGGAGCCACCATCATGTTCAATAAAGTATTCTTCACGCAGTTCACTAAACTCTTCCTCAATTAAAGTAAATTGAAGTTCGTGAACATTTTCATCTGGTGTGTTGAGTTGTTGGTCCATTGCCTGACGAAAGGTAATGGCCTGCTGGAGCAGCGATGCGTTGTGCATGATTAGCGGTTACGCGATTCAGAGACGGCTTTGATCTTTCGTTCGACGTAGGCCTTTACCTTAAGCCAGTCATCCAGTTCGGACTCATAACTTTTGTGGCCTGCTCGACAAACATACTTGATCACATTGCCAGCGAGATAATCAAGGCCTTGGTCAACTATGAAGTCCCAGACCTCAATCGTCCCCCTTTTGTAATGGGTTGGATGGTACTTGCTCACGGAAGAACTCTTTGTAGGCAGGGTTGGTTCGGATTTTCCAGAGGCTGTAGGCGTTCCAGAGTCTGCCCACGGGTCCTCTACGGTTGAAGGCTTGTCGGTCGAGCCACAGTCGGAATCCAAGAACTCTCTTATAGACTTGTAGACGGATTGCAATTCTTGAGTTTCGAAGTAGTAGGTCCACATAATGGAAAAGATTTCGATCCAATAAGTAGAGAACAACGAGGGCCAGACTTATCTCTAGTTCTATTGTGAGGCGGGTGGGGTCCATAGGATGGGTTCCTTCGTGGTTGAATTGTATTCGCCCGGACGAAGGATCCGTGCGAGACGAGCGTTGAGTAGGGCATCGTCGACCGTGAGCTGTGCCTTGTCATAGGCCGCTACAATCGCCTGCCAGGGGTCTTCGGCTTTGGAGAGGATCTTCTCAGCACCCTTTGCTCCAATGCCTGGTACGCCCTTGTAGCCATCTACTGGGTCACCCGTGAGACATTGTGTCCAGAACCAGCGGTCGGCTTCTTCAAGAGATACGTTGATCAGCTCTTCCCCATTGAAGAGGTTACAGCTGATCTGTTTCATGTCCTTGTCCGGACTGACCAAGATGAAGTCAGACGGATCAAGGTGACACTCTAGGCCAAGCGCATCGTCGGCTTCAAGGTTGATATAACGAATTGTTTTGTAATGCTTGTTGCACCACTTCAGGAGTCGTTTGTACCCCACAGGCTTGCGCTTAGTGCGTTTTCCCTTGTAGTCGGGAGATAAAGCCTTACGGAAGTTTTGGCTGTCCGAGAAGTAAAGGGTGATGGTGTTTGTATCGAACCGCTTTCTGAGCTTATCAATCTCACCTTCAAAGATTTCCAGAACTTGTTTAAAGTTGCTAGCAATCGTGATGAGATCATCGCCCCAATCAAGTTCGGTTTCAGCAGATTGGCAGGCTCGATAAGCATAGAAGTCAGCGTCGATACGAAGGTGCGTCTCAATGACAGTCGGCCCAGCTTTGACCACTTTTCGCTTCGGATGCGAGCGGGACCCGGAGTTTGTAGTACTCACCGGCTTGGACGATTGACCATTCAAGTTGGAATTTGGAGTCATTGACGAGGTGCGGTTGAACAGCAAGCTGTATTTCATCGTGGATCCAGCCGAGCCATTGGAAATCAATGTCCCATTTGTAGGCAAGTTGATGTACGAATTGTTGGTAAGCAATAACGTTCCATCTCTTGCAAACAATAGCTCCAGCTGATTGAAGCAGGTAATTTAGTGCGGCGTGTTTCTTGCCTTGAAGTCGAATAGGACGACCATCAAGACCTTTTAACACATCAGACTCTGCCCTTTTGTTTACTGCCTTGAGTAGTTCATCAAGACCAGGAATAGCCTCAAGAAACTTCTTGCGGATGTCTTTGCCAAGAGCAACAGCTTTTCTATCATCCAAGCTTTTATCCAACGAGGCCCCAATCTTGCGGTCGGAAGCACCGTAGATGAAGGCATAGGTTAGTGTCTTGACATCCTTCCTAGAACAGCCAACCCGATCAGCATTCTGTTGATGAATGTCACCATTAACAACAACATCTGCAAAGGCTCCACCATCGTAGAAAGCCAAGTAATGCCCCAGCATCCGAAGCTCCAGGCCTGATGCGTCAGCACCAACCTGAATCATTCCCTTGCCAGGACCGAACAGCTCACGACAACGAGGGTCCGAAGAAGTTTGGCCAAGGTTGGGACGGCTGTGAGCATTACGCCCAGTGTTCGTGGCCAGCTGGCAGGTGTGGTGGATACGACCATTCTGGGTGACGGTCTTGAGCCATGCGTTAGCGCCATCGCTGAGCTGTCCCAAGGCCTTCTGTAGCTCCAGGATGCGGCCAAAGGTCTCAGCCTCCTCGGTGCCAATCGACTGAAGAATGCCTTCATCAATCTTTGGGCGGCCCGTGTCGGTGAACACCTCAGGTTTCCAGTCCCTCCAGGTCATAAAGGCCCAGCCAATGTGGTCCCTGCTGGTGGGGTTGAACTCCTTAAGTTTGGTAAACGGTGCGTCTTTGATGTACCCACGAGTGGAGTTGGGACGCTTTGGTGTCATCTGCCCACCGTCAACATACGGAAACGTTGCCCGCATCTTGTCGGCCAGCTGGTCCATCTCTGTTCTGAGAGTGGATTCCAGTTGCTGGGCTTTCTTTACATCAAAGGGCCAGCCAGAGGACTCTTGAAGAGCCATGATCTTTGCCACATCGTGTTCCAGTCGGATTGAATCGTCGAACTTGATCAGCTTGTCGCCAAACAATTCGAACAAGGTCATGCCGACGTGGACATCCTGTTCACAGTAGTCCTCCATTTCCTGTGACCAATCAGACCAGTCGGTGGTCTTACCGAACTCGCCCTTGTAGTCACCAAGACGGTAGCCCCAGGCTTCCAATGAATGGCGACCATAGAGCTTACCAGGCATCCCAATGGGCTTCTTGCGATAGTCCCGCTGGAGAATGTCAGGAAAGAACATACGGCTCAGGATAAGCGTATCGTATGTCTTGCCCTCTGGTTGGAAGAAAGGGTAGATGGAGGTGATTACAGGAATATCAAACCCAACAATGTTGTGACCGACAAGTACATCGGCCTCAGCAAGTAGGTTGATTCCTTCGGTGAGTGAAGCAGCGGTCCCAATATCGTTGAAGCGATAAACTTCTCCGGTATCGAGATCCTTGACTACCAAACAATGGACATGAGTTAGTCCTTGTCGTGGCAGTCCGTTGGTCTCAATGTCAAAGAGAAGTCTCATAGTCCCCAGTAGCCAGGCTCTTCGGTTTCCAGCTTGCGCTGGGTAATCGGATCAGGCGTGCCACATGCTTTGCAGAAATAACCACTCGGGTCCATCTCTGAAAAGAAAAAGGCGTCAGAGCCGCAGGCACATACAACACGGTCGTGATCAGAAATCGGTGTAGTCATCGGAGGCTGTGGGTGAACTTGTTGTTTCGAAGGAGACAGTAAGATCCTCCTTCATGCGTCCTGTTTCACTATCAAAGACGATAGTACCAGCAGGACCAGTCTTACCGTTGAAACGGTTCTTCAGTACTCGGATGTTGGCGTTGTTTTTCCCGGAAGATAGATCTCTTTCCAGGGCCACCACGAGGTCGCTTAGTTGAACAATGGCGTGTGAGCCGCGAAGTTGTCCAAGACTAACCTTGGCACCGTCCTCATGCCCCTTGCCATCACTAGGACGCTTGAGGTGGCTGATGAGAATCAGACCAATGCCAGTCTCCTCAACAAAGGATCGCAGCTTGGTCATGGTCACGTCGATCAGTTTCCGCTCGTCGTGGGATTCGTTCCCAGACATGAGGATGGAGAGGTGGTCGAGGATGACCCAGTTGACGCCCTTGACAACCATAAACCGGATGTCACTAAGGATGGCCTCAGGATCCACGGATCCAAATCCGTCCCGCAGAAATACTTGTCCAGTGCCGAGTGAAGCTTCGAATGCCTCTCGGAGGACATCTTGGGCCAGGTCATTGTTTAGGTGCAGTGGTTTGTTGGCCTTGACGGACATGAGCCGCAGCGCAGTGCGTTGTAGCCCCTCCTCCAAGGCGATGTAGCCTATGTTTTGACCCTGATCCACCAGCGATTGAGCAACCTCACCACAAAAGGTGCTTTTGCCCACGCCCGAACCGGCGGTTACGGTAACAAGTTCGCCCTTTCTGAGACCGCCAGTAAGTGAATCAAGGCTATTAAAAGGCCAGTCAGCATCCCGACCACGAAGAGGGCGAATGGCCAGATCGAAGAGGTCTCGTCCGTCGATGACGGTTTTTGGTGAGTAGGGCTTTCGATTCCAGAACGCTTGTCTGATAGCATCAGCATCTTTGGCAATGATAGCTTCGTTGGCATCCTTGTAACCAGCAAGTCTTGCAATGAAAACTTTATCTGGTTTGAATAGACTCGCACAGTCTTGTGCTGCTTGGATACCAACATCGTCTCCATCAAACATCAAAATAACTTCGTCGAAGCTGTTGATGTATTTGAATTGGTGTTGGAGACTTTTCTTGGCCGCTGCTGCTCCGTTGTCGAGGCTAACAACAGGCCAGTTGGGGCGGGCCTGCCAGACGCTCAAGGCATCAATTTCACCCTCGACGACGACAACAGACTTGCCGTTGCCGAAGAGTTGTTGGCCAAAAAGCGTGTGATCTTCGTTCTTGCCAGACCATTTGAAGTTCTTGTCCGCATCACGACTCTTGAACGCAACGAGCTGACCAGCACTGTTGTAGTACGGGAACTTAAGTGTTTTTGTTTCGTGGTCGTAGCGGACGTTGAACTTCTTACATGTGTCCTCAAGAATGCCTCTGCCTTTTAAGGGTACGATGTCCCCAGTGAAGTCCATGCGGTAATGAGGCTTGTGAACAATGATTGGATCTCCGTCGCCGTGTTCATAGTGCCGACAAGAAAAGCAATGCCCATGCCCATCGGTATAACGAGCTAGGGCATCACTACTGCCACACTTGGGGCACGGCTCATGCCTGACAAATTCGCTTTCTGAGTTCATCAAGAATGCCTTTGTACTGATCAAGTTCTTTTTCGTGATAGCTTATCCAGCCATCAAGAGCTGCAACAAAGGCTTCAGCAACCTCAGTTGAAGTTATTTGATCGGGTTGGCATTCGGCAAACACATCAGCAAAGTAATCTTCAATCCGTTGTTGAATGTCCATCGAACCAGGTTAGTGGAATGTCGTTGTAAATGGCCCAGAGGAATCCGTTCTTCTCTGCCCACATAGCATACGTTGTCTTAGATTTCTTAGACAGCGTATTGTATGGAGCTTGAAAGACAAGACGAATGTCCAGCTCAGGATGTTGCTTTTTAACGGCAAGCATCTTGCGACGGTCCTCTGGTTTGAAGTACCCCTTGGCCTCAAGGATGACGCCATTGGGTAGGATGAAATCTGGACTGTAAACGGCCTTGATGGTGTAGTCGAGCTTTAAGGTCTCGTATGCAAATGGAAGTTCATTGACCTCCATCCACCGGGCCAGCCGTTCTTCCAGGCGGGACCGGTACGCTGGCATCAGAACGGAATGTCTTCGTCATCATAGCCAGGGCCATCCTCTACCTCTTGATCAGGCTTAAACGATGGAGCGCCTGTCTTGAAGCCATCCACAACACCAAACAATCCAGCCACGTCCTCAGTACTAAGGTCACCAGAATCAGACCCGCCAGCGCCGACAAGTTTGAGAACTTGAGCACCTTTGACTTTGAAACTGCAGCCGACCTTGGTTCCAAACACATAGGGCTTCAGGTCGATGATGAGGCGAACAACGGTGCCTTTCCAGACAGGAGTGTCGATGTCGACAGGAACCCCATCGGTATCGACCCAAGGGAACATAGGAGCCCCCTCCTCGCCGCCGTAGGACACCTTGACGAAGCCATCTTCCTGCCACTTGGGCAGTTCTTCGGTGCAACGCTTGCCTTGCATCTTGTTCTTGCCCCAGGCAATACACTGCTCGTAGCAGGCATCAAACTTGGGCAGCTCTTCAGCAGGGATGCGGAAACCGATGGTGCAGTTATTGAATTTACCGGAGGGCTTCAACGCATTGATGTAGCCTTCCAGCGAGGTGGTGATGATAAAGCGGTTTTCAGACATTGAGGAGTTCGTCGATGGCGGCAATGGTGGCAATTTCTTCGTGCTCTTTGATCAGCTCAATGACATCTTCAATGCTGTCATCAAGGGTATCATCAAAGATACGATAAGCTTCAATAATATCTGCCGGATCTACATCGTAGTATTCGGCAAAGTAAGCAAGAGAATCAACCGTCATTAGACTCCTCAGTCAGAAGGTCATAAACGTTGTCGTAGGCCTCAAGACAATCCACCGCATCACCACCTTGAAGGGCAGCGTTGAGGTAGGCGTATTGAGCACACTCTTCGACCAGGTAGTCAAAGAACTCAATGTCCAGATCAAAGGCCTCGACTTCGAGCAGATACTCGTCGTAAAGGTTTTCAAGAACAGACTCTCGCAAGCAGAAGTGCTCAGAGAGTGCGGCGTAGTCCGGTGCAGACATCAGCAGAAGAAGTAAGAGGATTCCTGAACATCGTTAATGTCCAAGGTGTTGATCATGACAGACTCATCAAACTCTACGCCCAGTTGCTCTGACCAGTTACGGAGAACAGGCTGTGAATAGATCTCGACAAACTTGTCACGGATAGCTGCGGCCAATTCATCCATGTCAGATGATCGACCCAGCACGCAGTCGTGGATAACGGTAAATGGTTTCTGCCATTCAGCAAAGACCAGGTGTAACAATGCGGCATCAAGGCTGTGGACAAAGTTAGGACTAGCAGCAGTCTTGGCTTTGTTTAGATCAATCGCTCGATCTTCCCAAGGCTTCAACATCTGTGTGTCGATTCGTTGTCCCAGTAGCTTGGTCCTGATCCTTTCGACCTCTGTCCTTCGGTATTCCTGGTAGACAATGAAACCAGACGGGGTGACCCATCGAAGGTAGGGCTGACCACGTTTGACACATTCTCCAGCAACACTTTGGATGAAGGCCATAGAGGCACAGGGACCAGCAAAGACCTTCCTTACCGCATAGCGATAGACAGCTTTGACGATTGCTTGGAGTTCGCCTCTCTCCAGTTCGACACCTTTGAGTTCCTGACGGATGTAATCACGAGCACTGTTTTCGGTGACCCCATACGGTGTGGTCATCACAGTCCTCTTGGTTAACTTCCGTGTAATCAGGTGATGGAGGTGTTCGGGTAACTGTTCTTTGGCGACCTCTGCCACAATCGCATAGCCATCAGAAGGCTTCGGAGTCGGTACCACATTGACCATCTCAGCCGCTGTCCTGTCCAAAGCCATAGCAGAGAGATGCTGTAGGCCAGAGCAGGTGGCATCGACCGATACCGGTAGACCACTGGTTTGTTTTTCACCAGTAATCACGCAGAGATAGTACTCAATCGCTGCTGCTATGAAACACCAAGGTTCCTCAGCAGATGACCACTCAGAGATAGTTCCCTCAGGATCAGTAGCGACACGAGTCAAGAATTCATGGTTAGACAATACCCATTGCTGTCGCTCTTCCATCGGGGCTTTATCAAGACCCCAAGTCGTAGCAACCTGAAAGGCTAACCACCATTCCGACACATCAGCTTCCTCGTGGAAATAGATCAGACTCTTGTCGAAGTCTGTTCCCTGGGGGCTGAGGCTTGTGGGAATTGGGTAGACCCTTCCACGGAAATCGAATGACCATGGCGTCCAGAAGACTTCACCCTTGTATTTGTTTGCCACATACAGAGCCTCTGTGGTTCTGTAGTTCTTCTGCGCCAGAGCAGAGTTCCTATCCTCAATCTCAGTACGAGCTTTGCGATAAGCAAGCTTGTCCTCATCAGAGGCGGTCTCCCATGGTTCTGGCTTTGGCGGAGGAGGTGTTGGTTCCTCGGCGCGGAACTTACCCACACTGATGCGGTGTTCCTGGCAGAAGTTGGCCAGTTCAAGGATCCGGTCGTTGATCCGATACGGGACCTTCTGGAGCCGGTTCAGCATGGCGAGTGCCGTGCTTCCCCGTAATAATGCGTCCCTTCTCGAAACCCTAGTCCTGACAAGGCGAGTCAGCTTCCGAAGGTCGTTGGTCAAATAGCCTCCCGCAAAGTCATCAGACCAGTCGTTCGGCTCACACAACATGGGCCATAGACAGCCCGCAAAAGCCTCTGCCTGGGCCAGCAGGGCCTCTCTCGCCTTGATGAACTCCGGTTGGTACACCAGGTAGGTAATGCGGCTGTTAGAGGACGTTGCAGACAGGCGTGTAGTCACCCATCCTGTGGCCGTAGCCAGCCGATCCAATAGCCATCCACCAACCAGGTGCCTAACGCTGGTACCCCAAGACAAGATCTCCACCTCGTTGCGCCTCATCACCGCTCGATACCGCTGGACCTTGTACCCATACCCTTTGTGGGCATGGATGTGGGCCTCTGCCTTATCAAACAGCTCGGGTTGTTCAGCAGCAAACCTATCAAGCATGATCTGGTGATACACCAAACTGCCGATGTGTGTTGTTGCCGCAGCGTAGGTCAGGCTCTCAATCCTCCGTACACCAAGGATGTCAAGGACGCCCTTTGCCGTAATGAGGGCAAGCACGCCTGGATCACAGTCCTTGATTGGAGCAACAGCCTGGGCCTTGTCGCTGGCCCACCCCTGAGACACACGATTGATCTTGTCAGCAATCTCCTTGGTAATCTTATTCAGCCCTTGATTGATAAACGCTGAACCATAAACCGTAGCACTTGCATACATCCTATCCTCAGCGGTACGAGTACGTTCCCTGAGACGAGTAATGGCTTCAGTGCGTGCTTCGGTTTCTCGCTGAAACTGACGGGCGAGTTGTTCCGGTGTTGCCATTAAATGTTGGAAAGGTTGTGGTTTACATCAAGCAGCTGGTTACATTTAGATGGCGTTGCCCGTTCTATTGCTTGCCTCCATAATGTACGCCCTGCCTCAGTCTCTGGTTGCGGATAAGCAATCTTAGACTCATCAAGGTAACGATAGAAATGGTAAACAGTAGTTGGGACGTTGTGGCCACGTTTGATGAAGCAGATGGGAATGGTGTGAAGCTCAAGCAATAGCCTGGCATCTTCGGCGGTGTTAGAAGTCGGCACCACCGATAAGAGCATTCCCAGTATCAGACTCAATGGAGTTGTGTTCATTGCGGATAGCGTGGCGAGCACGGCGGATAACAATGATGTTGCTGATGATAGAGATTAAACTCTGAGTCATTTCGATCTCATCCTCGGATCCATCCAATCCAAGCTGGGCGTTGAGTAGCTTACTAGCGTCGTCGCCTTCAAGGTCTGGGTCGAGAATGTCGGCATGGGCATTGCATCTGCCAACCAAGTCAGTACACCGATCAACAGCCATGTGCTGAAGCGTGTAAAGAAGATCATCATAGTCATCACTGTTTGGGATTGGGAAGGGCATGACGCTGTGCTTTGTTGAAGGTGTTAATAGCCAAGAGAGTAGCCAGTTGTTTCTTACCGAGATAAGAATACTGAGTGATCTGGTTCTTCTTGGCCAGTCGACGCAGCTGTCTCCAAGTAAGGATGTCCTCAAGGTGGGCAGCCAGTTGATCAATGGTGAAGGTCATCGCCACTGTGGTGTAAGTAGAACGTTGATTGAGTGATACTGAAACTCAGGAAACAATTCCAAAGCTGTAAGTATCGCCTCTGCCTTTGTATAGGCGTAGATACACACCTCTTTGCCACAACAAAAGACTGTGAAACATTGGGGCGTGTACGATTTAGTCATGGCTACGTCTCCAACTCAGCAGCAATTAACATCAGCTGACGTAAAGCAAAGACAATGCCAGGACTATCCTTTACATTGCTTTCACAATACAACTCTTCGATCTGCTCGGCAGCAACACGAAGGGCTTCAGCCAAACTGGGACCATCCACCTCAAAAGGATCACACGTCCCGCTGTCTTTGTAGGCATTCCATACTGCCTCCGCTGCAAGTGCTGGATTAGTCATACTCACCTCCCTTTTTGGTAAGACTTAAACAGTACTCAAGATGTGCCTGTTGAATGCGATGCTTAATCTCCGCAACCTCAGGCCTATTGGTAAGGGCTGCTGCTCGAAAGATCTCAACAACAAAGACGCGCTCAGCATAGGTAAGACTTTCAGACCCATGCCTGGCAATCTTCATGATAACCTCAATTGGAGTAATCATTTGGTCATTCATACAAGTAGAGCATCGGATCGGAAGGAGTTAATCAACACAGCATCCTGTGAAAACGACTGCTTATAAAGATTAGCAATCGCCCTTACTTCAAGTGCTGCCTCGTAGCTCTCAGCAATGATAGTAAGAATGAACACATCCTCTGGTTCACCCTTCCAGCAGCTGGTACCCTCAGTCACCGTCCAACTATCAAAGTACCGATTGACAGTAGTGGTAATGAAGTCAGCAAAGTCATCCCCCGACACAGTAGACAAAGCTTCGGGCCGCTGTGGAATGTTGCGACCCATGAACAGCTGGTAGGTAGTGTGCATCATCGTTTGTAAACAAAGGGCAGGTAGTACGGTTGATCAGCCTTGGTCTTTGGCTTGGGCCTCGAAATACTCTTCGATGAGCTTGAGGACTCCGTAGTAGTAGCCCGCCTTGAAGGCGATGCTTTGGTCTGGGTTGTGCTTGAGGTGGTGGACTTCATTGAACCAAGATCTCAAAGGTGCGGGAATTGGAGACTGTTTGCCAAGAATAGCAGGGTCGATGCGGGCAGCATCAACATCACGATACACTGTCATAACGCTTCATGAAATAGGTGCGGTAATCAATGCTCTGTTCAATGATAGCCTGTGTGGCCCATCCACGCAACGGTCTGGTTGATTGAATAGGGCCAACATACTCATCATAAACAATGGGGCGGGGTTTGTGTTTGATGCGCTGTGAGGTAGCGCGTCCCAAGAGAGACACAGAATCAAAAAGGTAAGGTGGACAGTTACATCTATTCAGTTGTATCCGTAGGTTACTTCAAGCGCCACTCATACGGTTGGCGATCACACTCACTTATCGGTAGAGTGCTGCCCCTTCTATTTAGTTCCCTCCGTCTTCAGATCAGCTCACCACCAGGTTCTTCTGATGGGAGGCCCTGACCCTAGCATCGGGTGTCACTGAGCCTAACCTAGCACCGCCAGCTCTGACTCACAAGCCGCAAACCGGAAGAAAGTCAAAAAAAGGTGGGGACCATGGGCAGCCCCCCCTAAGATGTGTTCAAATGCGGCACAGTTTCTGCGGTTGAAACTCGCCAGTCTCAAGACAGGCAGCAGCCTGGCCCGCAACCTCACTCCAGAGAATCCAGTGGATCTCCTTAGGAGCAGTCAAGGTGTGGGCAATGGTCACGGCAAGCTCACCCTCCCAGTCAGCACCAGCATTCTCGCGCCAATGTGCAAAGTCGTGAACCGCACGGAACATAAGATTCTGTTGCGTCGACATAAGATCAGGGTTCGGATCGTTATTCAAGCGAGACACTGGCAGCCAACGGGTCTCACCGGGAAGAACGGGTCGGCTCAGCGCGGCCATAGCCTCTTCAATGGGAACCTCACGGGTCACAAACAGGGGCTCAATGCCTGATGCTCGCATCCTATGGAATTCCCGCATCAACCACAGGCCGAACGCTTTACGCTCATTGTGGGTAGGTTTGGTGTGAGGCGCTGCCAACCATTGGCTGGCGATGTTAGATTGCGTGATCATAGTCAACGTCCTCAACGGATAGGATGTGTTCGCCACGGTCACAGAAACCGTAAGCCTGATTGAAAGCACGGTCGGATGTGCTGGCGTGGATGATGTGTTGGCCATTAATCTGCCAACCCCCACGGCCCCGCCGTACCCCTACGGTCACGAGCCACCGTTTCTCAGTCAACATAGCCCAGAAGCCTCCGATAGGTTACCCAAGTTACAGCCTGAACCTCAGCAGCAGTCAGAATGTGGCCGCATGTTTCAAACGACCGCTCAGCAGCCAGCACATAGGATCGGGTGATGGCAGCATAGAGCGCAGGGCTGAGGCTAGGTGTCTTGGTGGTGGGGATGCGCTCACCCATAAAAATGGCGAACGCGTGGCCGTCGACACAAACAGTATCCTTGAATCCTGAGATGCACCGATAGAATGCAACGACCTTCTGACCCGATAGAATCTCCTGAATAGCCTCACCGTCTGGTGATTCCATCTCAAGAATACGGGCCGCCTTGTCTTTATTCGGATTAAAGGTGCAAACCTTAGCAATCCGAGGGTCGTGCCCCTGATGCCATAGCTTGATCATGGTTTCAGCATCGGCAACGTTACGGCCCCATTTATTGTTCGGGCTAAGGGCCGCTATGACACCGATTGCCTGGCCCAGTGTGAGCCCCTGATAGGCGTGCATCAGCTGAACCGCTAGATCATAGGCGCGGCGATACCAGTGCTTGCCCTGTTCTATGTCAGCAGCGGACGCTAGCCCGAGCATCCCGATAATGTGACGAGCGTTCGCCCGTGGTGTGACCCGTCTAGACATTGTGTTCTCCGTGGTGTGGGTGTGTGGCTT